CTTGGGTACTCAGGTTATGACATTACACAACAATTAATGGGTGAAGATCCAGAATTTATGTCAAGAATTCATTTTGGTCAATTAGCCGATAAACAAGCAGGTGGTGGAACTGAAAATACTTTAGCAGCTATGCAGTACATCATGGATAGAAATAAAGCACGAGAAGCAGAAAGATTTGCAAAATACGGCAATCCTGAGCCTGGTTCTAAATTTGCAAATCCAAACCTTAGAAACCAACAAACTACATATGTAGATAGACAAGATTACAGTCAACCTAATGCTTATAATCAAGAAGCTATAATGAATAACATAAATCAATATGGTCTAGGAAATTTAGCCGGATTAATGGGCGATGTAAATATTTTTGGATCTATGTAAGATGCCTATTTCAAGAGCTCAAATGGCTAAAGAAATATCTACTAGAGGAATAAAAAAGTATCGCTCTGGTGGATTAGTAGGTTATAATGGAGAATCCTTAAAACCAGGGTCAAAATCTGGTAATATAGGATGTGGTGCAATAGCTCCAGGAAAACGAAAGTTTACTAAGATAGGATAATGACATGGCTACCAGTAATAGTAGAGATTTTGAATTAGACGTAGCAGAATACGTTGAAGAAGCCTTTGAAAGGTGCGGTCTACAATTACGAACTGGTTATGATTTAAAAACTGCTCAAAGAAGTTTAAATCTTATGTTAGCTGATTGGGCTAATAGAGGTCTTAATCAATGGACAGTTGTTCAACACACAGAAACTCTTGTTAAAGGTCAAACAGACTATAGTTTACCAGAAGGTGCTATTGATGTTTTAGGTCTTGCCTACAGAACTATAAATAACGGATCAAATTCTGATATTATAATTCAACCTATAGGTAGAAATGAATATCTTCAAATTCCTGATAAATCAACAGAAGGTCAACCAAGTCAATATTTTATTGATAAACAAATTTCTCCAAAAATTCAAATATGGCCTACATCTAATAACAATAATGACAGTTTAGTGTTTAATTATTTAAGACGAATAGAAGATGCAGACTACGGGCCAAACACAATGCAAGTTCCTTTTAGGTTTTACCCTTGTTTGGCAGCTGGTCTTGCATATTATCTTTCTATTAAAAGAGCACCAGAAAGAACTATGTTGTTAAAACAAAGTTATGAAGAAGAATTTAAAAGAGCAGCTGATCAAGACGAAGTTCGTCAAAGTTATCAAGTTAGACCTTCTATGCGAAGCTATAGGAGACTTAGTTAATGGCTTATGCAAACGGAAGAAGAGCTTTAGGGCAATGCGATAGATGCGGACAAAGATATTTGTTAAGAGAATTGCATAATGAATGGAATGGTTTTAAAACATGCCCAGAGTGTTGGGAACCTAAACAACCTCAGCTTGAAGTAAGGTTAAACTTTGCTGATCCACAAGCTTTATATGAACCAAGACCTGATAAGGATGTACCTGCGGGCGATGGTTTAGTGAGAACAACAAAAGTAAATGCTTTTAACTCTTTAGTAGTAGATCCAATTGGAACGGCACTTGCATTTTCTGCTATTAATGGAAGCGTAGGAACAGTAACGGTGGTAACGACATGACATTAGCAGAATTAAAAACACTTATACAAAATTACACACAAAACACTGAAACAACTTTTGTTAATACTTTAGATAACTTTATTATATCAGCAGAAGAAAGAATGTTAGAGTTAGTTCAAGTAAATGTATTTAGAAAAACTGCTACAGGTAATGTAACTTTAGGAAATAGATTTTTAAAAGGACCTACAGATTATTTAGCGTCTTTTTCTTTAGCAGCTATAGACGCAAATGGTGATTATCATTATTTAGATAAAAAACACCCATCTTTTATTCAAGAATATGACATAGACCCACTTCAAGCAAATTTAAATGGTTTACCAAAATATTATGCAGATTTTGATGCGGGAAGTAATACAGCAGGTGAGGATAACACATTTTTAGTTGCTCCTAGTCCTGATGCCAACTACACTATGGAATTAAATTATTTATATAGGCCTCCAAGTCTTACAGTTAATACAACTGGTACTTACTTGTCTGAAAATTCAAGAAATGCACTATTGTATGGTGCTTTAATTGAAGCTTATATATTTATGAAGGGAGAACCTACCCTTTTAGCAGAGTATGAAAAAAGGTTCATGGAAGAAATCTCTCGTCAGAAGAATCTATTTGAAGGTAGAGACAGACGAGATGAGTATCGTTTTGATAGTTTAAGAATAGAGGTGACTTAATGTTTACAGAAGAAATGGGCTCTCAAATGGGTCAAGTAGAAGTGGTGACTACAAACAATACCGGGTTAGGAGTAGATTATTGGGCTGATAGAGCTACTGATAAAATTATCTCTGTATCCGCTGAAGCTCCTCCTGCAATAAGAGAGCAGGCAGAGGCATTTAAAGAAAATGTAAGAAGTGTAATGACTTATTACATGAAACAAGCTATCTTGTCTGAACGTACAACTATATGTGGTACATTGTCCTCACAAGGACACAATGATATAGCCGAAATTATAAGGAGAATATAAAATGGCAATAACTCAAGCAATGACCACCAGCTTTAAGGTTGAGATGCTACAAGGTGTTCATAATTTTACTAATGGTAGTGGCGGTGGATCCGCAAATACAGGAGCAACATTTAAAATTGCTCTTTACACATCATCTGCAACTTTAGGTGCAGCGACTGCCGCATTTACAACAACCAATGAAGCTTCTGGAACTGCTTACACGTCTGGGGGAAATACATTAACTAATGTAACACCAACAAATCCATCAGGAACTACTGCTATTACAGATTTTGCTGATACAACTTGGAGTACTTCGACTATTACAGCTCGTGGTGCAATGATTTATAATTCTACACAATCTAATAAATCAGTAGCAATTCTTGATTTTGGTTCTGATAAATCATCAAGTTCTGGTGACTTTACAATTCAATTTCCAACACCTGATGCAACAAACGCTATAATTCGGATAGTCTAAATGCCTCATTTTAGCTTGAAAATAGCTGATAGGATTAAGGAAGCAAGTACAACAAGTGGAACAGGAACTCTTACTTTGTCTGGTGCTACTTTAGGGTTTCAAGCTTTTTCTGTTTTAGGAGATGGTGCTCGTACACAATACGGTATTACTAATGCAGCTGGAGATTTTGAAACAGGTATAGGAACATATACTGCAAGCGGTACTACGCTTAGCCGTGATTTTGTTTTTGAATCTTCTAATTCAAATGGGTTAGTTAGTTTTAGTGCAGCAGAAAAAGATGTTTTTGTAACACTGCCAGCTGAAAGAGCAGGTGTTTTATCTGCTGTTGATATATCTTCTGCTTCAGGAAATATTAATGGAGCACAAAGTGTTATACCAGAAACAACAGGTGGTTTTACACTAGGTTCAGTATTTACAGCAAAAGATGGTACAATAATAGGTGCAAATGGTTCAATAACTGTTTTTGATAATGCAGTATATTATATTGCAGATACAGCATACGCTAACGAAGTTTCTCCCTTTTGGTCTGCTGGAACGATTACAGAAATTACAGTTGCTTTAGGACAATTTAATGTGGTAGGCTCAGTAGCAATTACTGGCTCAGGAAGCGTTGAAGTTATTGATGCAACTTCTCATGCCACACTAAACTTAGGTGACACAGTTACATTAAACGCATAGGATAATAAAATGTCATTATTAACAGTAGATCAAATACAATATAACGGAGGAACAGCTCTTACCTTACCAACAGCAACACCTGGTGCTGGTGATATGTTGCAAACAAATGGTTCAGGCGTTCTTTCATGGAGAGATAGACTTCAAAAAGTAACAAATGCAGCAGGATCAGTTACTTACACAACTCCTGCTAATATTCAAGCTGGAAAATCATTAGGAACAGCTGGAGGAAATACTATGGGTTGGTATTCTGCTGGTGGTGATCCAATGAAAATAGGTTCTCATATTGGTTGGAGACTTGCTGATAAAGCAGATTTTAATGCTATTATTACTACTTATGATGGAAATGAATCTGCTAGTGCTAATCAAGGTGTTGGTACTATGAATTTAAAAATACCTGATAGTGTAAATGCTTCAGATGTTTCTAGTTATTATATGGAGGCTTACAATCTTTCAGCACAAAATGGAAATTGGTATCTTAATGTTAAACCTATTGACGCTAGTAATAATACCATTGTCAACGGTAGTCAGATAGCTCATCTTACTCAAAATTTAAATAATTCCGGTAATTATAATTATTATACAGGAGCAACTAGCCATATTAAAATAAATAATGGTGCTAGTTATACATCAATGCAAAATGGTTCTGTTAACACTCAGTATGGTGATTTTAATAGATTACAAACTCAAAGTAGTAGTATGTCATTTAGAGACCTTAATTTCCAATTACAACATTATAATGCAAAATACGATTTTGATGGTGTTGTAGAAGCAAATGGATTTTACAGCGGTAATGCCACTAACAATTTTGCAACATCAACAGTTTATCAAGGAAGAGGCGATCAAGGTAATTTTCAAATGGCAACAAACTATGCAGCAGGTTTTCAACTAGAAATGGGGAATGGTGGTAGTTTTAAAAAAGGAACTGTTTGTTTGTATTATTGTCTTAACGATGGTGCATAGGAGAAAGATATGAGTATTTTAGTAGTAAACAGTTTAAAAAATTCAACAGGTAGTTCTCCAACTTTAACATGGCCAACCACAGATGGTACTGACGGACAAGTATTACAATCATCAAACAATGCAGGTAATCTTATTTTTGGAGGAGCTCAGTTAGAGGCAGGCAACGGAACTAACATAACTTTTCCTGCAAGTGCAGCTGATGATCGTACTTTTGTTACAGATGCAAATGGTGCTTTGACAGCAACTGCCGCAGGTACAAATCCAATGAATAATGAAGAAAATCAGCAAGGAGCAAGGCTTTTAGATAGATATGTAATCTCAGGTTCTGCTGGTAATGTTGCTGCTATTAGTTTAACTGTGCCGACAGGTTATACAAATACTGACTTAAATACTATAAGAACAATGAAACTTGTTATGAGAGGTATGCAAACAACTAGTGGTAGTAATTATAGACCTTACATAACACTATTAGAACAAGATGGAACAAATTTTTTTAGTGGTAGTGGAAGCAATCCAAATGCTACTTGGGCTAGATTTGGTACAGAAGGTAGAAACAAAAATAACGCTAATATATTGGTCAATACTAGTAGTCAAGCAAGCTATTTAACTAGAGAGAATGTATACAGAACGTCTGGTTCACCTGATAATGAAGATTTTTTTAGTTCAACCACTACAAGTTCAGATCAAGCATATAATGCCGCAGCTTGTTGGAATTCTGTTTGTTATATTAATTGTACTACCTCTCCTAGTGTAATAGCAAAAACTGATTATATTAATCAGGCAGATCAAGCAAATTATTATAATGAACAAGTATATCTTGGCAATATGGGTCAATTAGCCTCTGGGAATAATACAGGAAGGCATCCAATGGGTGTTAAAATTCAAGCTAATAATAATCGAAATTGGATTTCAGGCGTTGTAGAGTTATATGGTGTATTTAAAGATGGAGTAGTAACCTAATGGGAAAGATAGTCGTAAAAAAAATACAATCGCAAGCAAGCAACACTGCTTTTCAAATACCTTCTACTGATGGTACTACAGGGCAAGTTTTAAAAACAGATGGTTCTGCTAATTTAGGTTGGACAGATAAATCATCAAAAATAGGAAGTGCTGGTATAGAGTATACAATGCCTGCTGCTGACGGAACTGCTGGTCAAGTATTACAGACAAACGGAACTGGTGGGGTTTTAGAATTTGTAACCCCTGCTAGTAATCCATTATCAACTCCTGATGGAAATCATCAAGGTATAAGACTTTGCGATAAATATTTTTGTGGTTTAAATACAGCAGCAAATGTTAGTTCTGTTACTTTAACTGTTCCTTCTTCTTACACAACTGATCCTTCAAATGTTTTAACTTTAGAACTTTATTTAAGCGGAATGACCATGAATATTGGTGACGCAAATTATGAAGATAAGTTTAGAATTACTATGATGGGACAAGACGGAACTACTACCTCTAGAGCACCAGGTGGTGGCGATACTATGAAGCAAGGTTATTCTAATAATTACAAAGATTGGAATGTACAAAGAAATCAAGGTACTGATGGAACAACAGGTAATGATGTGTATTTTAATGTTGGGTATCAATATAATAGTTATGCAATCAACACTAGATGGGATGGAACAAATGGTACATCTTTTTCGACCCATCCTGTTGGTCAATTAGTAGGAACTTGGTTTAATGCCGCTACTTATCCTAATTTTATTGCATCAGGATCAATGGGAAGAACTGGTTTTATGACTAATGAATTACCAGGTCAAAGAATTTATCACAAATCTGCTGGTTATTCTACAACACAAGGATTCCACAAAACAACTCCAAGCACTTTAAAACATTCTTTAGGAATGAAAATACAATGGAAAAGTGGAACTACTATGAAAGATGGTGTCTTTATGTTGTTCGCTAGATTTAAAGATGGCGTAGTATCTTAGGAGATTTAAATGACATCTAAGATAGTTGTAAATAATATTGAATCATCTTCAGCAACAAATGATATTAAAATTAAATCAAGAAATGTAACTTATACAATGCCAACTGCTGACGGCACTAGTGGTCAGTTTATGAAAACAGATGGCAGTGGTAATTTAAGTTTTGCTACAGTCGATACATCTGTAGATCAAACTTCTTTAAAAAACGCAGTAACAACACCAGGAACAACTTATAAAGGTGAAAGATTAATTAAAACTCTTGATTATAGTATTACTGCTCCGCCAACTGCCGCACAAAAATTTGATTTTGTAGTTCCTACATCAATGTTTACAAATAATGGTGATGCAACTTTAATGTATAGAATAAACAGGTTTCGTTTTAAATTTAGAAATCTTCAATGGTCAACCACTGCTAATCATTCAGGAGCTTTTGCAGGTCAAATAAGATTATTTGCCTCTGTTGCACCTTTAAATGCTTCTGGTAATCTTATTTTAAGTAGTAATAATAATTATAAAACTAGAGATTCATGGCAATACACAAGCTCTGGTGGTGGTACTTGGAATGATTCTAATACAGAAACAAGTTCTGGTAATGCTGGTACATATAGTAGAAGTGGTGGAAATCCAGCTAGTTACCCAAGATCAGCAGTAGGTTATGCTTTTGTTAGAAGTAATCAAAATCTTTATGCTTACAATGGAAACGCAGGTTTTGCTAATCAAATTAGACAAGGACAAGATGCTGTAAATAGAGTTGATAATTCAAGAATGAATGGTTTTAGATCAAATTTTAATGGGGAACTTGAAATTCAAAATTACAAAAATCAATGGGATGTAACTTTTGAAGCTACTACTCAAGACAATTCTAATTCTAATACAGGACAAGTTTATGTAACTAGATCAAGAAATGTTTTAGAACAAAGTGGATCAACTTGGTATGAGTCAAATACAGCTCCAGCACAAGGTGTAAGGTTGTATTTTTTACCCCATGAATTTAGTAGTGCTAATGATGGTACAGGCAGTACAAATCAAATTGAAGCAAGTTATTGGGGTTTAGCTGGTGGAAGGATAGAATTCTATGCAGACATTAGTGATTTTTAAGTTGATTAATTATTATAATTAAGATAAAAATTTAATAGGAGTAAATAATATGGCGTACACACAAGCAGATTTTGAGGTATTTACAGTAAGACCTAAAAAAGCAATTCGTAATTCTGAAGGCGTAAGAGTTGTTGAGGATTATACAGATGCAGAATGGGATCAAGCAAAAGCTGATGTTCAAGACATAATAGACAGTTATGATGTTAATTTATTTGCAAGAATAAGAGAATACAGAAATAAATTGTTATCTGATTCTGATTGGGCTATGCATTCTGATTCACCTTTAAGTAATGCTGATAAAGAATCATTAACAACATGGAGAACAACTCTTAGAAATTTACCAGCATCTGAAACAGATCCTGATGATATTACTATTCCAGATTGTCCTGTTGCCTCATTAGGTATAATGTTATTCAACCATCAGTATAATAATGAGTGAAGAAAAAAAGGACGAATGGGTCCCACAACAAAAAGAACTAGAAGCACTTCATACTATGAGAATAGAACATAATTATGATGTAAATTTTTCTGTTGTTAGTGATAAAAAAGACTTCTTAGACGCTCTACTAGAAATTGACTCAACCGAGTTAGGTACTCAAATTAAGCAATTAATAGAATCTCAAGATAGACAATTCACAGTAGAGTAGTGTAAGTTGTTTATATTACAGGAGTAATATAAAGCATGTCTTACGGTGCAACTACATATTCAGAAGATACTTATGGAGGATCCGGTGAGTTTACACTCAGCGTTACAATATCTGTTACATCCGTATCGGCTACTGCTCAAGTAGGACAAGCTTCTGCTGGACAATTTGTAACTGTAATTCCAACAGGTGTTTCTGCAAATACAATTGCTGGAAGTGTTTTTGTTTCAGCAGCTCGTACTGAAGATATAAGCGGTGTTTCAGCAAATGTTTCTTTAGGGCCATACTCTATTGCTACTCAAGGCAATGTAAGTATAGTTATAGAAACACCTATAACAGCTACTATGTCTGTAGGTAATGAAACTGTTAACTTTGGTGTAACTTGTTTTCCGTCAGGTGTTTCTGGAACAGCTACATTAGGCAATCCAACTATTATTGCTAATGTTCTTGCTTATCCTCGTCAAGATGAAAACTTTGCTATTACCGTATACAATGATGGTGGTGGTAATAAATATTATGCTAATGGTCAAAAACAAAGTCTTTATACGGCTTTACACAAAGGTTTCACTTATAGATTTGATCAGTCAGATTCAAGCAACACAGGTCATCCATTAAGATTTAGTACTACACAAGATGGTTCAAATTACACTAATGGAGTTACAGTAGTAGGAACGCCTGGTCAGTCAGGAGCTTACACACAAATTGTTGTGGCTGATAATGCACCTAGCACTTTATATGTAAAATGTAATATTCACAGCGGAATGGGTTTTGCTGTTACTGTTGGCGTTAATGTAAATCTTTTAATGACATTGAGTGAAGGAGATGTTAGTTTATCCATGGGAGCAACAGCGTTTCCTACTGGCGTTTCAACACTAGGTCAAATTGGAACCGTGTTGGTGCAAGAAGGTTCTACTGTTTACCCAACAAGTGTTACTGCCACTGGTGAAGTTGGCGAGTTGGTGTTATGGCAAGAAGTAGATACAAGTCAAACACCTAATTGGACAAGGATTGCTGCATAATGGCTACATATAGTAATTTAGGAATAAAATTAATTCAAACAGGTGAAGAATCTGGTACATGGGGTACAAGTACAAATACTAATTTTGATCTTATAGATCAAGCAATTGCTGGTTATGTTAGTTATGCAATGTCTAATGCAGATTTTACTTTTAGTATATCTGACGGAAGTTCTTCTGATGCTAGGAATAAATTTATTAATTTTACAGGAACTTTAACATCTGGAAGAACTATTACATTTTCTCCTTCTGATTTAGAAAAAACTTGGTATGTAAAAAATGCAACTACAGGAGGTCATACTCTTACTTTTAAACAAGGTTCAGCTGGTAATACTATTACACTTCCAAATGGTGCAACAGCTATGATTTACGCTACTGGTGCAGGAGCTACTAATGGATCTATTGAAAATGGTATTGGAACTTTATTAGTAGATGGTCTTATTCCAGAAACAACAAATTCAGCTGATATAGGAACATCTTCTAAAAAATTTAAAGATATTTACATTGATGGAATTGCTTATTTAGATGCAGTAGATATTGATGCAGGAGTTATTGATGGTGTAAATTTAGGAGCTAATTCACCTATAGTTAATTTACAAGTAGATAACGTAAATATTAATGGTAATAATATTAAATCAACAACCAATCAATTAGGTTTTGTAACAGGCGGTACAGCTGAAAGAATAAGAATAGATGCCTCTGGTAATATATTTTTTGGTGGTATAACAAGTACATCACAAAATGCAAATGCTAGTGCTTATATAGACACAAATACCACTTTAAAAAGTTATCAAGGCTCAGGTATACAACATATTACATTTTTAAACGGGGCTACAACTGTAGGCTCCATAAGTAACAACGGAGCTAATGCTTCTTTTAATACAACCTCTGATTATCGAGTTAAAGATAAATTAGGTGAGATTGAAGATGCAGTTGAAAGGGTTCTAGAGTTACAACCTCTTCTTTATTCTTTTATAGGAAACGAAGATATTCACGAAGGTTTTATAGCTCACGAAGTTGATGCTGTAGTTCCTAATGCAGTTACCGGTGATAAGGACGCTGTTGATCCAATAACAGACGCACCAATCCTACAGCAATTAGATTTATCTAAGCTGGTTCCTTTACTTACTCAAGCTTTAAAAGAAGCAATTTGGAAAATCGATGATTTACAAGAGAAAGTGGAAGAATTACAAGATGCCGTTAGCGAAATTTAATTTCCGACCTGGAATAAACAAAGAAACAACAGATTATACAGACGAAGGTGGCTGGACAGATGGCAACCTTGTTCGTTTTCAAGCGGGCCTTCCTCAAAAAATAGGTGGATGGGAAAAATATTCTCAAAATTCTTTTTTAGGAAGTTGCCGAACATTGTTTGAGTGGTCTGATTTTGACGGCAATCAATATTTAGGTGTAGGAACTAATCGTAAGTTTTATGTCCTTAATCAATCTGTTTTCTATGATATTACACCATTACGATCCACAGTATCAGCTACAGATATAATGACTACAAATGGAACAACTACTGTAAAATTTACTGTTACAAGTCATGGTTGTGCTACAGGAGATTTTGTAACTATCTCTGGATTGTCAGCTCCTGTTAATGGTATTCCAATAGCAGAAATAAATGCTAATCATTCTGTGGCTGTTGTTGATGCTAATAACTTTAATATAACAGTTACCACTCAAGCTAATGGATCTACTTCTAATACTGGTGGTACTTTAACATTTGCTTTTGAGATACCTGTTGGCGAAGATCAACAGAATCTTTTAGGTGGTTGGGGCTCTAGTAGTTGGAATGCTGGCTCTTGGGGTTTTGGTGCTACCGGAACTTCTTTTAGATTATGGAATCAAGATAATTATGGTGAAGATCTTATTATGAATTACAGAGGCGGTGGTATTTATAAATGGGACGAAAGTGCAGGCACAAATACTCGTGCTACAGATATAACTGATGATTCAGGAGCTATTTTAGCTCCAACAAAAGCAAATCAAGTTATTGTTTCTGAAAGAGACGGCCATGTTATTGCGTTAGGTGTTGATCCTATTTCTGGTGCTTCTAGAACAGGAACAATAGACCCAATGATAATAGCAATTTCTAATCAAAACAGTGCAGTCGATTGGCAAATACGAACAGATGGTACATCTACAGCTGATCAAATTGAATTAAATCTAGGTTCTGAGATTATTGGCGGGCTACAAACTCGTCAGGAAATATTAGTATGGACCGATATCGCATTGTTTTCATTGCGATTCGTAGGGGGACCCCTGCCCTTTACCACTTCTCTCCTCGCTAGGGGTCCCTCGATACTTGGTCCAAATGCAGCAGTTAATGGAGCTGATGCAACATTTTGGATGGATAAATCTAACTTTTATGTTTACACAGGTTCTGTTAACGCTCTTCCTTGTAGCGTAAAAGAGTATGTCTTTAACGATATTAACTATGACGAAAGATATAAAATTTTTGGTTTTTCTAATCAAACATTTGATGAAGTAGGATGGTACTATCCTTCTTCTGGTTCTAACGAGATTGATCGTTATGTAACTTATAACTATGTGCAAAGAACATGGTCTATAGGTAAAATGGAAAGAACAGCTTGGATTGACTACGGCATTTATCAAAAACCAAGAGCAGCTGGTGGTACATCACCAGGTTATGTTTATGCTCACGAAGTAGGTTATGATGATGACGGAGCTCCAATGGATGGCGTTTCTATTCAGTCAGGAGATATTGATATAGGTGACGGCGAACAATTTGCGTTTGTTAGTCGAGTTATACCAGACTTTAGATTTATAGGAACTGATGGTGCTGGATCACAAACTGTTGATTTATCTGTAAAAATGCGTGATGCACCGGGTGGAACATTAGTAGCTGATGCAACTATACCTGTTGATGCAGAAACAAAAGTAACAAACATTAGAGGAAGAGGAAGACAGTTTTCTTTAAATGTAACTAGTTTTAATGACGGAAGTAATAACAATGCTAATCGTCTTGGAGTTGGTTGGAGATTAGGCTCTACACGACTCGATGTTAAGCCAGATGGGAGACAATAATGCCACGTTATGACATTCGACAAGCCTTCTCATCTCTACCTCGTTTTACACAAGGCGACATAGATGCAGACAAACTAAACAGAATGGTGCGTACATTAGAACAAAACCTTTTTCAATTGGATTTAAATGTGGTACCTTCTTACACAACTAACGAAAGAAATGGTAGAAAATTTAGCCCAGGTGGGTTAATATTTAATACAACGGTGGAAGTACACCAAGCGTACGATGGCAATGCTTGGAGAAATTTATATTTACCTGTGGTTTATCCGACGGGTATGAGTTTAACAAGTTCCATAGGAACAGTAACAGTGGTGACATCGTAATGGCATTACCAATAGCATTAGCAGCAGGAAGAGCCTTAATTCCAGCAGCAGGAAGAGCAGTAGCTCCTTACATTGGAAGACAAGTAGCAAAAAGAGGATCAAGTGCTGTAATACCTTTAAGTCAAAGAGGTATAGGAACATTTTTTCCTAAAATATTTGGTAAAGGTGCGGGTAAAGCTAAAGGTGCAGGTTTTGGAGCCGGTGCAAGAAGTGCGTTTAATAGAACAAAAGGTGCGTTAGGAACAGTATTTAGTCCTAAAGTTACTTTGCCTCTTACTGCTGGTCTTGTAGCAGCTGATCCAAATAGTGGTTTTAGAAAAAAATTAGCTAATGAAGAATATGCAAGTGCACTTGGATCTTTAGGTTTATCGCTAGCAGGAGCAGCAGTTGGCGGTAAAGCTCTTAAAGGTATTGGAGGATTACTTGGTGGAAGAGGAAGAGCAGCACAAGGTTTACTTGGTTTAGGAGGGACAGTTGGAGGATTTCTTGGAGGTGGAACGCTTGGAAATGTTTTAGGAAAAAAAGTTGACGGTTTATTTCCTAAACCAATGCCTACTCTTCCTGAAATGGGAGGACAAGCAATTGCTCAAGGTATTGAAGGACTTGGTGAGTTAGCCGGTAGTGGAGAAAATATTAAAAATACATTGCAAGATGTAGGTGGTTTGTATGCTCAAGGAAAAATAATGGATGCATTAGGGTTTCCTCAAGCTGATCAATACGCTGATATGGAATTAAGAAATTATTTAGGATCTAAGCTACTAGGTCAACCTCTTGAAACAATTCCTAATATTGGATTAGGTTCTGGTTTAGGTAGTTTAGGTCAATATAGTCAAACAGACAGTAACTATTCACAAATTATAAATAATCCTTACAAAGAGCAAATAAAAAATTCACAAGGTTTATCTTCATTAACTGACGAAGATATAATGATTTTCTTAGCAGATTATAACAACGGTCCTACAGGAAAAAAATCTGATAAAGTTTTTGATAAAAACGGAAATCTAAAACCAGAAAGTGTTAGAATGTTGATGTTAGTTCAAGCTCTTCAACAACCAACAAATCTTCCTGTAAATAATGCACAAAACGATGTTCAAGCCAGAAATATGCAAGCTAGAATGGATATACAAAATCAATTAGGCGGAAAATTTAAAACTATTGATCCTAACCAACTATACCCAACATACACACAGCCTAATGTAGCTATTAATAATGGCATGGCTAATGGTGGTGAAGTAGCAAGAAGAGTTCCAGACGTTTCTTTTTCTAGATATGCACAAGGTGGAGTCGCTAACTTAATGGACGGCGGAGCAGCTAACGGTCCAGGAACAGGAACAAGCGATTCTATTCCTGCAAGATTATCCGATGGTGAATTTGTAATGACAGCTGATGCTGTAAGAGGTATGGGCGAAGGAGATCGTGCTGAAGGAGTAAGAAAAATGTATGAGCTAATGAATAGTTTGGAGATAAGATAATGGTAGATTTTACTAGCTCAATAGACGGCTTACCTAACGCAACAGATTATGTACCAGCAGGTAATGTTGAATATAAAATGGCTGATCCCTATACAAGGGCTCTTCAAGAATTTTTATTTAATCAACTTTACTCTGTTACTTCAAATCCTCCGCCAATTGAAGGTTTAACAACTCAAATAGCTCCGTTTAATCCTTTAGAGCAAAGCAGTATTGATCTTTTGACAAGTGGAGTAGGGTCTTATCTACCTTATTTTAACAGAGGTATAGAAATGACAGAAGGTGCCGTTCCTTTTATTGGGGAAGGTGCATCTGTTATGAGAGATGCATATGATCTTTATGGAGAATCTATTGGAGGTCAAAGAGATGCAGCTATGTTGGCTCGTAGTGGTTTAGCCCCAACAGAACGTGGCATATATGAAGGCATGAATATGTTACAAGCTGGCCTTGGTTCTTTTGATCAAAGAGCAGCTGATAATTATATGAATCCTTATATGAGATCAGTAGTTGACGATCAATTAGAAGATGTAGATCAATTTTATAATCAAAAAATAACTGATCTAAATACTCAAGCTGCTCAAAGTGGTTTAAGAGGATCTGCAAGAGCCGGTCTTTTAGGTTTAGAGTTGGCAAAACAACAACAAGAAGCCAGACAAAATACATTAAATTCTGGTTTAGGAACTGCATTTAATCAAGCACAAAATCAATTTAATTTAGAACAACAAGCATTAAGACAAGCTGGTCCTACTATGGCTAATTTAGGTCAAGCATTTGGACAAACAAGAAGTGGTTTAGCAGCTCTCTTGTCAGGTCTTTCTGGAAATGTTGGATCAACAGCAAATAGTTATGTTGGATTAGGCCAAGGATTAGGAAATTTTGCACCTGCAATGGCTAATCTAGGAAGTGCATTTTCTGGTTATGGAAACAACTTACAAAACTTAATGTATAATGATGCTAATGCCTTAGGTTCTGCCGGACGAACTGCTAGAGCTTATGAGCAAGCTGTGTATGATACACAAAGAGCTAACGCTATGAGCATATATAACGATCCAATTAACAGAACTATACAACAATTCCAGCTTGCTAATTCATTACCTGGAAACACAATGTCTTATGGTATGTCACAAGGATCAGCACCAAGCCCTATGCAACAAACTTTTGGCAACCCTACATACACTAATCAATTTGCTGGAACACCACCTCCTGAATCTGGTGGTTACTTTGACTGGCTGTAAAGGAGATTAAAAAATGAATAGACCTCCCATTATACAACCAAGAAGACTTTCAAATTTAGGTGGAAGCGTTAAAAGAATTGCTGGACTTTCTCCTTTAGGAAAAAGAGCTATAACAGCAGCTGGAGTCTTGCCTATTGGGGCAGGAATAAGTGCATTAATTGGAAACAATAACGAGGAAGAAGCAAAAAGAATAGCTATGGCGGGAGGCAATATTCCAAAAGATCCTATTATGTCTGGTGCTATAAAAGATGCTGTTATGGCTAATTCAGCACCTATGGATATTCAAAGTGAATTAGATTCTTTAACAGATTCCTTAAAACAAATTCCTAAAGAAGTTAAGAAAAAAACTAAAGAAGTTAAAAAGAATGAAATAAAAG